GGATATGGAAAAGGCCCCCCTTGTGATTTCTGATGAAAATGGGGAGGGGGGTATACAAAAATGACGCCAGCGCAAAAAGAGACATATTTAGTTATTGAGCAATGGTGGGCTACGTTTGGGTATGGGCCTACGATAGATGACATCATGCACTTGACGGGGGAGAAGGGTCGGGGGAATGTGGCTAGGAAGATGAGGCGGTTGATTGATTTGGGTGTGTGTAAGGGGACGATGAAGATGACTAGGAGTATTCGTCCGGCTCATTTGAGGTTGAGGAATTTGCATGGATGATTTGCTTGAGATATTGAAGACCTTGCCTGAGGAGGAGCAGGCGGCGTTGCGTCCTTTGGCTATGGCGTATCGGGATGCGGTGACGAGGGAGAGTGGTCAGAATGACTTTATGGCTTTTGTGCAGACGATGTGGCCGGGGTTTATTCATGGGGCACACCATGCGTTGATGGCTCAGAAGTTTGAGGAGATTGCACAGGGGAAGATTAAGCGGTTAATTATTAACATGCCACCCCGTCATACGAAGTCGGAGTTTGCGAGCTATTTGTTGCCGGCTTGGTACTTGGGGAAGTTTCCTCAGAAGAAGATTATTCAGTGTTCAAACACGGCTGAATTGGCTGTGGGGTTTGGCCGTAAGGTGCGTAACTTGGTGGATGGGGAGAATTATGCCAAGGTGTTTCCGAATGTGGCGTTGAGGTCTGACTCAAAGGCGGCTGGACGATGGAGTACGAATGCTAACGGGGAGTACTTTGCGATTGGTGTGGGTGGTACGGTGACGGGTAAGGGTGCGGACTTGTTGATTATTGATGACCCGCATTCTGAGCAGGAAGCTGCACTGGCGTCGAGTGACCCGGCGGTGTTTGACAAGGTGTATGAGTGGTATACGTCTGGTCCACGTCAGCGGTTGCAGCCAGGCGGCTCAATTGTGGTGGTGATGACACGCTGGTCCAAGCGAGATTTGACGGGCAAGATCTGTCAGGCGATGGTGGACAGGGACGGGGATGAGTGGGAGATTATTAGTCTTCCGGCGATTAAGAGGAATGAAAAGCCGCTGTGGCCGGAGTTTTGGAGCTTTGATGAGCTGAATAAATTGCGGATTGAGTTGCCTTTATCGAAGTGGCAGGCTCAGTATCAGCAAGATCCAACGTCCGAAGAAGGTGCGTTGGTCAAGCGAGAGTGGTGGAAGGTGTGGGAGGATGAGAGGCCACCAGCTTGTCATTACGTGATTCAGTCATGGGATACGGCGTTTACGAAGTCTGAGAGGGCTGACTATTCGGCGTGTACGACTTGGGGTGTATTTTTCTTGCACGAGAATGAGCAAGATCCAAACATTATTTTGCTGGATGCTTTTAAGGAGCGGATGGAGTTTCCGACTTTGAAGCAACGGGCAATGGATATGTATCAGGAGTGGCAGCCAGATTCGTTCATTGTGGAGGCAAAGGCATCGGGTGCACCGTTGATTTTCGAGCTTCGCAGGATGGGCATACCGGTTCAGGAATTTACACCGACGAGGGGCAACGACAAGATTTCACGGCTAAATGCGGTGACAGATTTGTTTGCCAGTGGTAAGGTGTGGGCACCAAGAAAACGTTGGGCTGAAGAAGTCATTGAAGAAGTAGCATCTTTTCCTAACTCAGATCATGACGATTTGGTAGACTCTACGACACAGGCTTTGCTTAGATTTAGGCGTGGCGGCTTTGTAAGTTTGCAAAGTGATGAGCCAGATGAGCCTAGAGAATTCAGACGCAAAAAAGGCTATTACTAAGGAATCGTATGTCAATTGATAAAGCAATGTATCAAGCTCCTGCTGGACTGCCCAGTTTGGATAATCCAGACGTTGAGATTGAGATTGTTGATCCTGAAGAGGTTGACATCAAGGTTGGCGACATGGAAGTCCACATGGGCGGGGAAAATACGGAAGACTTTGATGCCAACTTGGCTGAATACATTCCTGAATCAATCCTGTTGCAAATTGGCTCTGAACTGTTGGATGACTACCAGACCGACATTGATTCTCGTAAAGATTGGATTCAAACCTACGTGGATGGCTTGGAACTTCTTGGCCTGAAGATTGAAGAACGCACAGAACCTTGGGAAGGTGCTTGCGGGGTGTATCACCCAGTGCTGGCCGAAGCGGTGATTAAGTTTCAATCTGAAACAATCATGGAAACTTTCCCAGCTGCGGGTCCCGTCAAAGGCGAGATCGTTGGCAAGGAAACCCAAGAAAAGAAAGACGCTTGTGAGCGTGTCGTGGAAGACATGAACCACGAGCTGGTGGACGTGATGCAAGAGTACCGTCCAGAACATGAGCGTATGTTGTGGGGTGTGGGGTTATCAGGTAACGGCTTTAAAAAGATTTACGTTGATCCACGACTTGACCGTCAAGTCTCGATGTACATCCCAGCGGAGGATTTGGTTGTTCCTTATGGCTCAGCCAATTTGGAAACGGCAGAACGTATTACGCACGTGATGCGTAAAACAGAAAATGAAGTCAAGCGTCTGCAGTATGAGGGTTTTTACCGAGACGTTAATCTTGGAACGCCAGACAACACGCTGGATGAGATTGAAAAGAAGATTGCCGAAAAACTTGGCTTTCGCGCAACCACAGATGACCGCCACAAGATTTTAGAAATCCATGTTAACTTAGACATTCCCGGCTTTGAGCATATTGACAAGGACGGCGAACCCACCGGCATTGCATTGCCTTACGTGGTGACGATTGATAAGTCCTCCAGCACGGTTTTGGCAGTACGCCGCAACTGGAAAGAAAACGACAAGACGCACCAAAAACGCCAGCATTTTGTCCATTATGGATATATTCCCGGCTTTGGTTTTTACCATTTTGGGTTGATTCACTTGATTGGTGCGTTTGCTAAATCTGGTACGTCTATCCTGCGCCAGTTGGTGGATGCTGGCTCGTTGGCCAACTTACCCGGCGGTTTTAAAACCCGTGGTCTTCGGGTCAAGGGTGACGACACACCGATTGCACCGGGCGAATTCAGGGACGTAGATGTCCCAAGCGGCACGATGAAAGACAACATCATGCCCTTGCCTTACAAAGAACCCAGCCAAACATTGATTGTTTTGCTAAACCAAATCGTTGAAGAAGGCCGTCGTTTTGCTTCTTCTGGCGACTTGAAGGCTTCGGACATGTCCAGCCAATCCCCCGTGGGAACAACGCTGGCCATTTTGGAACGCACATTGAAAGTAATGTCTGCCATTCAGGCACGTATTCACTACTCAATGAAGCAAGAGTTCCGTCTTTTGAAGAGCATCATTGCCGAGTATGCGCCTGCAGACTACGACTATGAACCGTTTACAGGAACTCGTAAAGCCCGTAAATCTGACTATGAGATGGTCAACATCATTCCAGTCAGTGATCCAAATGCGGCAACGATGAGCCAAAAAGTGGTTCAATATCAGGCAGTTTTGCAGCTGAGCCAAACAGCGCCACAGCTCTACAACTTGCCTTACCTACACCGCCAGATGTTGGAAGTCATTGGGATTAAGAACTTGGAAAAACTGGTTCCCCTGCCAGAGGATCAATCTCCCGTGGATCCAGTAACTGAGAACGTAAATGCTTTAAAAAACAAACCTTTAAAAGCGTTTTTGCATCAAGACCATCAAGCCCACATACAAATTCACTTGTCGGCTTTAAATGATCCAAAGATCAAACAAGTCATTGGCCAAAACCCTCAGGCTCCGATGATGATGCAAGCGTTGCAGGCACACATCACTGAGCACGTTGGCATGGAATACATGCGTCAGATGCAGCTGTCCATGGGCATCAACATTCCTTACTCGGACAACGACGACAACGAAATCAAGTTGACGCCAGAGCAAGAGATGATGATTACCCGTCTGGCCGTGCCTGCGGCGCAGAACTTGCTCAATCAAAATCAAACGGCCATGGCTGCACAGCAAGCCCAGCAAGCGGCGCAAGATCCAATTGTCCAAATGCAAATGAAAGAACTCCAGCTCAAAGCGCAAGAGATCGACATCAAGCAAAAGAAAATGCAAATGGATGCAGCGGCCAAAGCAGACCAGCTGGAGATCGAAAAACAACGCATTGCGGCACAAAAAGAAATTGCCGGTATGCAAGTTGGCGCAAAGATCAAAACAGACAAAGAGAAGTTAAAAGCCAGTCAGCAATTAGAAGGCATGAAGCTCGGCCACCAAATTGGCAATGCTCAAGCCCAATTGAACCAGCAGCGTCAAAACGAGAAACTGCGCGTAGCCGCTGATCTCTATAAAGCCCAAAATCAAAACGAGAAACAGCAACCACCTTCAAAAAAGGAAGATAAATGAAAGAAAAAATCTTAGACCATCTGCTCAAACAAGTGGATGCAAAAGTGAGGAGCTTGGAAGAGTCCCTCGGTACAGGTGTGGCCAAAGACTACGCTGACTACCAAAAGACGTGCGGACAGATCACTGGTCTTCTGACTGTACGGCTCTACATGACAGACCTAAAAAAGAACTTGGAGAATTTTGATGAGTGAAATACTGATCGGCTCAAACCCCGATGATGTGAGTAACGCAACTGTTTTGCCCGAAACGGCAGAGGAAAAAGCCAAACAACTGCCTGTCCCACAAGGCTATCGCATGTTGGTAGGCATTCCAGACGCAGAAAAAACCTATGAAGGCGGCATTTTGAAAGCTGGATCAACATTGCACATGGAAGAAGTACTTTCAACCGTGTTTTTTGTGATCAAACAAGGATCAGATTGCTACAAAGATGAAAAACGCTTTCCCAATGGCCCATGGTGCAAAGAAGGTGACTTCATTTTGGCTCGTCCAAACACGGGAACACGCCTAAAAATCCATGGTCAAGAGTTCCGATTGATCAATGACGACTCAGTTGAGGCCGTTGTTGAAGATCCTCGCGGCATCACCCGCGCTTAACAGGAGAAAGAATATGGCAACAAGCGATGCAGACGCTTTTTCTTTCCTCAATAGCGACGATGAGCTACCCGGGGATGGGAAAAAAAGCGCAGAAGACATAGAAATTCAAATTGTTGACGACACTCCAGAGGAAGATCGTGCCCATGCGACACCTTTGCCCAAGGAAATCGTCGATGAAATTGACAATGATGATCTAGAATCCTACTCAAAAGAGGCAAAACAGCGTCTTTTGCAGATGAAAAAGCTCATTAATGATGAACGTCGAGCAAAAGAACGTGCCGAACGTGAGGCAGCCGAGGCAACTCGTGTGGCTGGCGTGGTAATCAACGAAAACAAGAATTTGAAAGGCCGTTTATCTGATGGCGAGAAAGTTTTTGTGTCTACAGCCAAGGAAAAACTGGCTTCAGACCTAGACAAAGCTCGTCGTGAGTACAAAGAAGCCTATGATTCTGGCGATGCTGACCGACTTGTCGAAGCTCAGGAAAAACTGACCGAGATTAAGTTCAAAGCACAAGAAATGGATCGTTATCGTCCCCAATATGACGAAAACACTTTACAGACTCAAGATTTTGGTGTACAAACTACACCACAACAGTCTCAACCAGAACGTTTGGATGCAAAAACCCAAGCGTGGCTTGACAAAAACAAGTGGTACGGGACTGATGATGACATGAGCTTTCTTGCTATGGGCATTCATAAGCGTCTGGAAAGGGAAGGAGTCCCAGCGGGTTCCGACCACTACTGGTCAACGATTGATGCCGAGATGAGAAAACGCTTTCCCGACAAGTTCGGCGACGCAGAAACCAAAACTTCTGCCACAACTCGTAAATCCTCGGTGGTTGCACCAGCGACGAGATCTACGTCTTCAAAAAAGATCACTCTCAACACACGTCAACTTGAACTGGCTAAGAAATTCAAACTTACGCCGGAACAATACTACAACGAACTGGTAAAAACGGAGGCCCAAAATGGCTGAGAATCGCACACCCCGAGAAATTGAAACACGTCAACAATCACAACGACCCAAACAATGGGTTGAACCTGAGTTGTTGCCTGAACCAGACAAGGAACCGGGCTTCGCGTACCGCTGGGTCAGGACTTCAATATTGAACAACGTGGATCATCGCAACATCTCTTCCAAACGCAGAGAAGGCTTTGAACCAGTTCGTATTGAAGAACAGCCAAAGTTTTACATGATGACTGACCCCGATAGTCGTTTTAAAGACAACATCGAGATCGGTGGATTGTTGCTTTGTAAGATTCCTGAGGAGTTTGTTCAAGCTCGTTTTGACATGGAAAATCGTAAGACCCTTGCCAATGCGGAAGCTGTGGACAACAGTTTCTTGCGTCAGAGTGATACTCGGATGCCTCTCTTCCAAGAGCGGAAATCTACAGTGACCTTTGGCCAACGTTCTTAAACTTTTTGGAGATTTAAATGGCATATCCAACAGTCTCGGCCCCTTACGGCCTCAAGCCTGTTAACCTGATCGGTGGTCGCGTGTATGCGGGTTCTACTCGTATGTTCCCCATCGTGAACGGTTACAGCACTTCGTTGTACAACGGTGACGTTGTTCAATTGGGCACCGGTGCTAACATCGGTTGCTTGGTCGCATCGACTCTTGCTTACAACGCTTCTAGCGCTGTGGCAGGTACCATCGGTGTGTTTGTCGGCGCTGAGTATTCAACTACCGGCGGCCCAATCTATGGCAAAAACCGCTATCAATTCTGGAACGCTTCCACAAGTGCTCCAGATGCAATCGGTTATGTTGTGGATGATCCTCAAGCTGTGTTCCAAACCGCTGTTGTGGTTAACCCAGCTGGTACAGGTGGTTCTACTACTATCCAGTACGCTAACCAAGCGTTTGTTGGCTCTAACGCCTACTACATTGGTAACGCCGCTGGTAACACTGGTAGCACTACCACAGGTGATTCATTGGCTGGCGTGGCAATCTCTGCCTCTGCTACTGTGTCTACACCTATTACCACTTCTGCAGCTTTCCGTATCGTCGGTATTGTTCCTGCTTCTGCTGTGACTGTTGCCGCTTCTGCTACCAGCTCAAGCACAACCATCACTTTGGCTGCTTCTAACAGTGCAATCACCCCCGGTATGGCAGTGTCTGGCCCCGGCATCAACCCCGGATCCAACACATACGTGACTGCAGTATCAGGCACTTCCGTGACCATCAACACCGCCGTGACTACTGCACAATCGACAGCAGTCAACTTCTCTTTCACTGGCTACCCTGAAGTGCTGGTGACTTGGAACGCTGGTTACCATGGTTATAACAACTACACCGGCGTTTAATTAAGGAGAACATAAATGGCTATTTCACGTGCACAGTTACTTAAAGAACTGCTCCCCGGTTTGAACGCATTGTTCGGTCTTGAGTATGGTCGCTACGGCGAAGAACACAAAGAGATCTACGAGATTGAAACCTCTGAACGTTCGTTCGAAGAAGAAACAAAACTGTCTGGTTTCTCTGCCGCTCCTGTCAAAAACGAAGGTCAAGCCATCGCTTATGACAACGGCCAAGAAGCATGGACAGCTCGTTACAACCACGAAACTATCGCTTTGGGCTTCAGCTTGACTGAAGAAGCTATCGAAGATAACTTGTATGACTCGTTGTCTGGTCGCTACACCAAAGCCTTGGCTCGTGCTATGGCTTACACCAAGCAAGTCAAAGCAGCTGCAGTTTTGAACAACGGTTTTAACAGCCAATTCACCTACGGTGACGGCCAACCTTTGTTTTCTTCTGCTCACCCGCTGATCTCTGGTGGCACCAACGCCAACACTCCATCTACCCCTGCCGACTTGAATGAAACAGCGTTGGAAAACGCCGTGATTCAAATCGCTGCTTGGACTGATGAACGTGGTCTGTTGATCGCTGCTAAGCCCAAGAAGTTGATTGTTCCCCCAGCATTGCAGTTCGTTGCAACTCGTTTGCTCGAAACCAAACTGCGCGTTGGTACAAACAACAACGACATTAACGCTATCGAGAACAATGGTTCGATCCCTGAAGGTTATGTGATCAACCACTTCTTGACAGCTAACAATGCTTGGTTCTTGACAACTGACGTGCCTAACGGTTTGAAAATGTTCGTTCGTACACCTTTGCAAAACAGCATGGACGGCGACTTTGATACCGGTAACGTGCGTTACAAGTCTCGTGAACGTTACTCCTTCGGTGTCTCTGACCCCTTGGGTGCATACGCTTCTTATTAATCTTTGGATTAGTAAAAAATCAGGGGGCTTCGGCCCCCTTTTTTGTTGACAGCAACCAAAAATAGTGTATATTTAAAGTGTCTGGGATTTCACTTGTACCGGACTGGCCCAGCAGACGATGCAACGATTGGTACAAGTACTTTTGCATAAGGACTTTTTGTCATGGCACGTTCCACCTTTGAAGGCCCAATTCTTTCGGGCGATAACCGTTTTGGCCCAGTTCGCGACGTTGGTTACGTTGATCTGGTTCAAACAGCTCTCTTGGATTTTTCTGTAACAACTGCCAACACTGCCAACTATGGCGGCGCCTCTGGTCAGTTTGTTGCATCGAACAACATCCCTAACAGCAACGCTACGATCTACACACCCCAAAGCGGCGTGTTTAGCAACACAGGTCCTACTGCTGCATCCAATCCTACTGCGGACGCATCGACCATTGTGTATCGCGGCGTGGTGTTTTATTTGCCTTACGGCTCAAACATCACAGACGTCATTCTTGACATTGGCACAGTTCCCAAGGACAACGCAGGCACACCTTTGGCAGTGACTGCAATTCAGCCTTACGTTTCTAATAACTTTGCAACGTCTACTGGCGTGTATGGCACATTTGCCAACATCTCCAGCCCAGCCGCTCAACGTTACACAGCAACTTATGTTGGTTCGCAATTGACAAACGCTAGCTCAACATTGCAAGACTTCCAAAACCTGCAAGCCGGCCAACAGCCAACATGGTTCTCCCAAGTGGTTGTGACATTGAAGATGACAACTTCATCTGCTGGTTTGTCTTCTGGTCAAGTTGAATTGACCTTGCGCTACAACCAATTAGATTTAAACATTGGTAACAGCACAACTTACCCATACGGTAACTTTGATTGATAAACCATAGGGGACTACGGTCCCCTTTTTTAAAATCTAAGGAGCTGATATGAGTGCGTGGAATTTATTGAATTTTTTCTCTGGAAATAACTCGAACAACATTGGTTCGAACCTTTCTCAGACAGGCGGCATGGGCAATCAAACACCCAGTACGCCATGGCAAGGTATTGATGGCGCGGCTCAAGTGGTTATGCCGCAGCGCTTGCGTGACGTTGTTGGCAAACTAAAAGTAAGCCAATCACAAAACATTTACGACGCCGACTTTGAGTACGGCGTTCAGCCTTTGCGTTGGGAACAGTTTATTCAGAACGCATCTGGCAACGCTTCCATCGTGCAAAACCCCGGTTTGGGCGGCGTGACGATGACAATTGGTACTGGCATAACCAGCATTCCTCCTATTTCCGGCGATATTACAATCCGTCAATCACGTCCATACCATCGTTACCAGCCCGGTAAATCGATGTATATGGCATCGAACGTGAACTTTGGCGGAGCCATTGCAGGACAATATCAGCGTGTTGGTATCTTTGACGATTCCAACGGCATCTTCTTCATGCAAAACAACGCCAATGGACCAGCAAACCCATACGGCATGTATTGCGTAATTCGCTCTGACTCGGGCGGAGTTCCTGTTGACACAGTCTTTGACATGTCGCAATGGAACGGCAATAAAGCAATCATTAACGGTATCAACTGGTCCTTAGTCCAAATGATTTGGATGGAGTACGCTTGGTATGGTGCAGGCGCTTTGCGTTGGGGCGTGGTCATTAATGGCGAGCCTTGGGTTCTTCATCAAGTTGGCACAGGTAATGGCGTTGTAAACGGCGTCAACCAAGTCAAGCCTTGGAGCCGTACTGGTAACTTGCCAGTTCGCTACGAGCAGCGCAACACTTCCACTGGTGCTCAGTCAATCATGACTCACTACGGTGTGTCTGTTTTGATTGAAGGTGGCCGTGACCCACAGCGTGGCTTTACTTACTCTTATGGCAACGATGCCGCAACACAGAACCAAACAGTTCCTGCAAGTTCTAAGCGTTATCCAGCAATGTCTTTCCGCATGAGATCCATGGGAACAGATTTGTTTGATAACACATACTCTGCAATTACTGCTGGTACACAAACCACTTTGACCATTGGTAACTCTGGTTCTCCTGCAAACGCATTGAGCACGTTTGTTGGCCAAGGCAATAATGGTCAAGCATTGTTGACTTTTGCCAGCAGCGGACACGGTTATCCAGTTACTGTTACTGCTCAAAACCAACCAGCTCAGTACATTACGTTGGGTGCTTTCACGCAAGTGGCAACATCAACAACTGGCAACTATTCTGTTTCCGGTACTACACTGACTGTTACGACTGTTGCAAGCGGCGTCTTTACTGACCAGCAAGTGTTGAGTGGCACAGGCATCATTGGATCGCCAACCATCGTCACACAACTTACCGCAACAAACGCTGCGGCAGCAAGCCCAACTTTTGTAAGTGGCGGCGCTGTTGGCTCTAGCGTTATTGGTTTATCTTCTGGTGCAAGCATTGTTGCCGGCATGTTGGCATCTGGTACTGGTATTCCTGCGGGAACATTTGTCAACCAAGTGATTGGCGCATCTGTTGTTTTGAGCAACGCATTGACTGTGCAAGCCTCTGGAACGTACAACTTCTACACAGCCGGCGCGGCAGGTACATACCAAGTGAGCAGTGCATCTGCAATTGCAGGGGTATCTGGAACAATTACTGCAACTCAATCGTATGCTGCAAATACGTACTTGATCCAACGAGTGCCAAGCGCAACTACATTGATTTTGCAGGTCCCGAACTTCCCTAATGGTGCAAGCCCTGCATCCAATCCAACGGTCAATTACTGGGGCGTCAACCAATGGGTTGGCAAATACTTGTACTATGCGGCAAGCCTGCCTTCTATTGCAACCATCAGCGGCTTGACAAGTTCAACTGTTGCGGGTATTACAAACTACACGGCAACCGTGTCGTTTACAAGTGCTCACTTTTTGAACAACAACGATGTCATCACAATCACTGGGGCATCGCCATCAAACTACAACGGCATTTACAACGTGACCGTGCTGGCGTATAACCAAGTGTCAATTAGCTTTGGTCCAAAGACTCCCGGCGCGTACAGCAACAGCGCGGTTGCCACGACGCCTTATACAGCACGTATCACGTCAAACACTGCCAACACTTTGACTTTCCAAGACATTGTGACTAGCGGACCATTGGCAACAGGCCCATCGGCTGGTAACAGCTATCAAATTGGTTTGATTGACCGTGGTCAGTTGTTGCCCGTGACTTTGCTGATTAACTCTTCAGCAACTGCTTTGGTGGAATTGATTGCATCAACTCCTACCAACCAAGTGTCTTTGCAAGGCGCCAGCTTTGTTCCATTGAACACTTTGGGTTCGTACAACTCGTTTGCCGAACAAGATTTAAGCGCCATTTCCTTGGCTGGCGGCGAGGTGGTGTACGCCTTCTCAACAGCCAACAACGGCTTGCAACAGCTTGATTTGTCAAACTTCTTCCCTGTGTTAACAAACATCAAGGGCAACGTTGCTGACATTTTGACGGTTGCGGTTACATCGTCCGCCGGCGCAACAGTGCAGGTGAACGTGGTTTGTCAGGAAGCGATGGCCTAATATGGCTAAGACACCAGCATGGCAACGCAAGGAAGGCAAGAATCCCAATGGCGGCTTGAACGCCAAGGGCCGAGCCTCGGCGAAGAGAGAAGGTCACAACTTGAAACCGCCGCAACCAGAAGGCGGATCGAGAAAAAGATCTTTTTGTGCCCGAATGGAAGGCATGAAAAAGCATCTGACATCCGCAGAAACAGCGAAAGACCCGAACTCTAGGATCAATAAAAGCCTACGGGCGTGGAAGTGCTGATATGGAAATGCAAATTTGGAATGCTTTGCTAACCACGTTTCTTGGTTTATTGGCTTGGAATCTGAAAGAAAAGTCCAGTGAATTAAATCGGATAACGATTCTTTTGAACCGTACTCGGGAAGAAATTGCACGTGATAACGTAACGCAAGCAGAGATGGATAAATTTCTTTTGCATATGGATGCACGTTTCGATAAACTCAACGACAAACTTGATGCCTATATGAAGGAGCAAAGAAGTGCCCTCAGTTAGCAAAAAACAACACAATTTCATGGAAGCAATAGCTCATAATAAGGCTTTTGCTAAAAAGGTTCACATCCCACAATCTGTGGGGCGTGATTTTGCAGAAGCCGATAAAGGCAAACATTTCAAAAAAGGTGGAATTAACATGGCTACAAAAAAACGTAGTGTAAACCCAGCGATGGCAATGATGGCTGCCCGTGCCATGCCAACACCATCTGCTGCTCCCGCTGCTCAACCTCCAGTGGCTCCTGCCATGGGTGGCATGAAGCATGGTGGACTCTCTAAAGAGCATCACAAACACTTGGCTCATCACCACTTGGAGATGGCTGAGCACCACATGCACATGCACAAGGGCACTCACAAAATGGCTCATGGTGGAAAAACAGAATCCACTACAGAACCACGTGGTCACTTCAAAGAAAAAGAGTCCATGGGTCCTCGCAACATGAAGTCTGATGTTGAAAAAGGCTCTAACAAACTGGCTAAATTTGGCGAGTCCAAAGTTGAAAAACGTGGCCACACCGAAGATCGTGAACCCAAAATGAAGGGCAACACGATTGGTACTGGCGCTTTAGTCAACACCAAAAAACACGGTGGCCATATCAAGAAAATGGCTCATGGTGGCGCTACTTCTGGCCGTGCTGATGGCATTGCCCAACGTGGCCACACCAAAACCAAATATTGCTAATTAGGAGGCAATCATGTCACACGGACACAAAAAACATCACGAGCATATCCATCATTTCATGAAAGAGCATGATGGCCACCACGCACATGGCGGTCATTTGATGAAACATGAAGCTCACGAGAAACATCTCAAAGAGCATGATGGCGGTATGCACGGCCACAAACATCATCATGAGCATGTCGAAACGATGTGCCATGGCGGTAAAGCAAAATGAGAGCAAGTCGTGGGATGGGTTCAATAAAACCCACGAAGATGCCAAAAGGGAAGGTTATCCATCGAAAGGATAACCCGAACGATGTCGAAGTCTACGCAGGTGGCGGTCACATTGGCTTGTATGCCAATATTCATGCCAAACAGCAACGTATCGCCCATGGTTCGGGTGAGAAAATGCGTAAACCCGGCAGCAAAGGAGCACCTACTCACGATGCTTTTGTCCAATCTGCTAAGACAAGGAAAAAGAAATGAACTTAATTGAACGTGTTTTAAAGCATGTCCGCAGCGTTGGCCATGCCACACAAGGCGCTGAGCATCAATTGCTGTTGGATTTTGCTCAATTTTTGAGCAGCGAAGCTCCTGTAATGGCGTTTCTCAAAACCAAAAACATTAAGGTTGGTGGCGCAGAACACGCTGTTGTCAGCAAGTTTATTGCTGAAATTGCACCAGAAGTTCCCGTTGTTACTGCTCCAGTTGAGCCAACCCCCGAAGTTGTTGTCGAAGCTACCCCAGCTTCAGCGACTGTGACGTTGGCGACCAATGAAGCAACCGTAACGGTGCAAGATGCAGCTCCAGCATCATCTGATCCACAAGCAGCATAATCATGTCTGAAAAATGGATTCAACACGCAATCAAAAAAGCTGGAGCACTTCGTGAAGCCTTGGGTGTTAAAGAGGGCAAAACGATACCAGCTAAGAAACTTGCTGCGGCTGCTCATAAACCGGGCAAGCTAGGACAACGTGCTCGTTTGGCTGAAACCCTGAAGAAAATGCACCACAAATGACAACTACTGGGACATCCGTATTTGACCTCAATATGAACGAACTCATCGAAGAGGCGTTTGAGCGGTGCGGTGTCGAGTTGCGAACTGGTTATGACTTCAGGACTGCCAAGCGGTCACTCAACCTCCTCACCGTTGAATGGGCTAATCGTGGTATTAACCTGTGGACGATTGAGGAGGGTCAGATTCCTATGAATACTGGCCAAATCACTTATCCTTTGCCGATTGATACGATTGACTTGTTGAGTCAAGTGATCCGAACTGGCACTTTGCAAAACCAGATCGACATCAACATCAGCCGTATCTCGGAAGACACATATTCGACTTTGCCCAACAAACTGGCGCAGGGTCGTCCCATTCAAGTCTGGATTAACCGTCAGTCGGGTCAAACTAACCCAACAGCCTACACTTTGGCAGGCAACGGCACAACGCCTGGCATCAGTGCTACAGACACCACCATCCAGCTCAATCAGTCAGATATGACTGGTTTGGCGGCCACAGGATACATCTCCATTGATGGAGAGATCATCTACTATCCAAACGTCAGCACAACGTCTCCACAGCTTTTGAATTGCTACCGTGGACAGGCTGGTACTACCGCTGCTTCCCATGCAGCCAACGCTGCGATTAGCGTGACCAATCTGCCTTGTATCAACGTCTGGCCAACACCCAATGCACCGGGCAGCCAATATACGTTTGTGTACTGGCGTTTGCGTCGTATGCAAGATGCGGGTAGTGGGGTTTCTACCAATGACATTCCATTCAGATTTATCAATGCGTTGGTGGCCGGCTTGTCCTACTACGTATCGCAAAAGGTTACTGGCATTGATCCAAACCGAATCATGGCCTTAAAGGCAGATTACATGGAGCAGTGGACCTTGGCTTCGGATGAAGATCGGGAGAAGGCTTCTGTTCGTTTTGTACCGAGGATGGGCTTTTACGCCGGTGGAGCTAGATAATGCCTAGCAAGTACTCATCTGGCAGATGGGCGATTGCCGAATGTGACCGCTGCGGCCAACGGTACTTGCTCAAAGAGCTAAAAAAAGAAATTATCAAGACTAAGCTGTTCAACATCAAGGTATGTCCTGAGTGTTGGGATCCAGATCATCCACAGCTGAGTCTTGGACTTTATCCGGTTAACGACCCGCAGGCGGTCAGAGAACCTAGACCAGACGTTAGCTACCAAGCTGGTGGCACATCTGGATTGTTTACGAATCCTTATGATCCAGTTGTAACCAACGTTGACAACCAAGGGTTTGTGAGTGACGGTAGCCGTCAAACGCAATGGGGATGGAACCCTGTGGGTGGAGCAAGTCATTTTGATCGCAAAATCACTTCCAATGATTTGCTTTTGGCAATTACAATCGGGTCAGTCACTGTGACCACAACTTAGGAGCTAGACATGGCTAAACACGACGACGTAAAAGAGGACAAGAAGTTGATCAAAAAGGCTTTTAGTATGCACGACAAACAGTTGCATGAAAACAAAAAGACCAACTTGTCTAAACTGAAAAAGGGTGGTGTAGCTGGCGTGGCTAGTGAATCCATGAAATCTGTTGGACGTAACATGGCACGTGCTAACAATCAGCACGGAGGCAAATGATGAAGACCCAGATCAAACCTACCAAAAAGAATAGCCCTGCTGTTCATACAGGTCATGCCAAAAATAACAAAGACGCTGATGCTTATGCAAAGCCTCATACCAACAAAGCAAAAAGCATTGATGGCAATGAAGTAATGGAGCATGGTGAATTTGCTCAATACAAAGCTGGAAAAAATGTCAACATTAAAGACCCAATTAAAAATGGTGTTGCTTATGGTGAAGCACAGCTTAAAACTGATGGTATTGAGATGCGTGGTGCAGGTGCTGCAACCAAAGGCCGCATGAGTCGTGGTCCAATGGCATAAAGGTTCAAGATGAACTACGTCCAGCTGTATCAAGCGATACAAGACTATGCGGAAACAACCGAAGCGACATTCGTTGCTAATATTCCTTTCTTCGTCATTGAAGCAGAAAATAGGATTTATAACTCGGTTCAGCTGGCCGTATTGCGTAAAAACGTACTTGGTAACTTAACACAGTACAACCAGTATTTGACGCTTCCATCGGATTGGAAATCGAGTTTTTCAGTTGCGATTATTGATTCATCTGGAAACTACAACTACATCTTGAATAAAGATGTGAACTACATTCGGGCTGCCTATCCAAGCCCAACCGCATATGGAATGCCGCAGCACTATGCTTTGTTTGGTAATTCCACGTCAACAACTAATACTTTGACTTTGATCATGGGTCCAACGCCAGATCAAGCCTATAGTGTTGAGCTGCATTACTTTTATTACCCAGCAACGATTGTCCAAGGGCAGATTACTACTGTTTCAATTGGATCTAGCGGTAGCTTGTATCAGCCGGGATATTACACAGAGGTTCCTGTGTCTTACAACTCTGGCAGCATTGGATCTGGAGCCAATGCAACTGCAACGGCGACAGTTAATAGTTCGGGTGCCGTGAGTGCTTTGACAATCACAAATGGTGGACAGTTTTACAACGTGGGCAATGTTTTGACAATCAGCAGTGCTTATTTGGGTGGAACGGGTTCTGGAGTGACATTTACAGTAACTGCTGTGTCTAACGCAGACGGCACGAGCTGGTTGGGTAATAACTATGATCCAGTTCTTTTCTATGGCGCAATGCGTGAAGCTGTGTTGTTCCAACGTCAAGAACAGGATGTGGTGAAGTATTACGAAGACAAATATCAAGAGGCTCTTCAGCAGCTTAAACGTTTGGGCGATGGTTTGGATCGTGGCGATGCTTACCGAGATGGCCAGACAAAACTGAGAGTTAAATCATGATCGTTCAAACCAACTGCACATGTTTTCAGCAAAATCTGTTGAGTGGTTTGGAGAATTTCTCTTCTGGTACACCTTACACCTACAAGATTGCGCTGTACAACGCCAACGCAAACTTGGGAAGTTCTACTACCACCTATACCTCAACCAATGAGGTAGTTGGAACGGGCTATACGGCTGGTGGACAGGCTTTGACAATCTCCGTGACACCAACCAAGGACACGGTGAATAACATCACTTACATCTCGTTTAACAACGCTGTTTGGAACCCGGCATCGTTTACGGCAAGGGGTGCTCTTGTTTACAATGCAACGACAGGCGCAGCAGTATTTGTTTTGAACTTTGGTTCAGACAAAATATGCAACAGCTCGTTCACTGTTACTTTCCCAACTGCAAACTCATCCAGCGCAATTTTGACAATTGGCGGCAGCACAAACACTTAGGAGCTAACATGGCAAATGAAATTTCAAACTTTGGTGACCACGCTGTTGCCACAATGCAGGCCAAGGCCACCATCCCCGAGGGCATGGGCGTTGAAGGCTGGTACCACGTTGAGTGCCGCGACAAAGATGGCAACCTGAAGTGGACTGATGAGTTCCCCAATTTGGTCGTTGCCATTGGCAAACAGTTGATGTTGGACACGCTGCTCAAAGGCAGCTCATACAGCGTCACAGGCCCCTTCCTTGGCTTGATCAGCAACACCTTTACTGCTGCAGCCACCGACACCATGGCATCGCATACATGGACTGAGTTCACCAACTACACCGTTGGCGGCTCGGCAGTGCGGGGTACAGCAGTATTTGCGTCGTCCACATCGACTGGCGCGACTCCTTCCAACGTGACATCCTCAACTGCTTCCGCCATCACATACACCATCACTGGTTCTGGCGGTACGGTTTACGGCTGTTTTTTGGTGCTGGGTACTGGCGCCGTCAATACGCAAAGTTCTACTGCAGGTACTCTGTACTCGGAAGGTTTGTTCAGCACAGCCAAAGCAACAACTGCAGGTGATACCGTAAGTGTTACGTACAGCACAACAGCCACTTCTTAAGGGGTGGTAGATGTTTGGCATAGCCGCATTTGCTAGAACTCCGTTTGCGACGCTTGGCAATAATGTCTATGCGTTTTCTATTACGGAAAACTTCGGTTCGGCAGATTTAAGTACGCAGGTTTTTGCGTTTCTTGAGACAATCACGGAAGTTTTCACTTCAGCCGATACAAATGCAGAATATGCTGTTTTGTATGAAGGCATTGTTGAAGGTTACAATTCTGCAGACTCCCCAACCATCAATGCGCAATTTAGTGTAAGTGATACAGAAGGATTTACTTCTGCTGAATCTGATGTAATTTCTGCTCAATTTGCAGCGTCGGTGGTGGAAACGTTTACATCGGCTGATGTGGAAACAATTACCAATGCATTGTTTTTCACGATTGTTGAAAACTATTCTCCCGCTGCCGCCTACGTTGCTTCTGCTGCGTTTTTGGAATCTTTGGCTGAAAACATTTCGGTCAATGATGTGGATAGCATTGTTGCTCATTTTGCCGAGTCTATCCTTGAGGGCTTTGTTGCGGCAGAGCTTTATAGTTTGTATGGCTGGGCTGCAATTGTGGACTCTCAGGTTGCAAACTGGAATAATGTGGATGATACGCAAACCGTTTCATGGAGTGCGGTGGACACAGGAACTTCTGCTGGATGGACTGATGTCAATGACATCCAATAAGGAAAGAACATGGCACTTGTTTTAGCAGATCGCGTACAACAGACAGGCACAGCCAATACGACTGTCAGTTTTACCTTGTCAGGTTCTGTGACGGGGTTTCAATCTTTCACAGTCATTGGAAATGGAAATACAACGTATTACACTGCAACAGACAGTTCTGGAAACTGGGAAGTTGGCATTGGTACGTATTCAATTTCAGGGCCAACACTGACACGCACAACCATTTTGTCGTCAAGCAACTCTGGCAGTGCTGTGACATTTTCGGGTGCACTCAGTGTGTGGTGTGACTATCCTGCAGAGCAGGTTGGTTTTGAACAAACAAACTCTTACGCTTATGCGTGGATCAATGGATAAAGGCTGCTCATGTTTATTTTAGACACAACATCAAAATCAATTACAGCGGTCATGTCCGGCGCTGCCGCCACCACAAATCCAAACTTCACTGCAGCCTACGCCGACAACAACGGTTCAACATTTGTTGAGGGTGCAAACGACGGTGTTTTAAACGGCACCACTGCGGTAACTTTGGTTGCATCGCCATCGTCTTCAACTCGACGCATTGTTAAAACAATCACCATCGAGAACACCGACACAGCGGCAGTCACCGTCACAGTTGGGTACGTAAACTCTGCCAGCACAAGAACAATTGTCAAAGTCACTTTGCAGGTTGGGGATACTTGGACAACCGATGGAAGCTACGATACCAACGGCAACTTAAAACAGATCATTGGTACTGTCAACTTGGCAACTCAAGTTACAGGCATCTTGGGTGTCGCAAACGGCGGTACAGGTTTGTCAAGCTTGACGGCCAACTATATTCCGTATGGCAACGGCACCAGCGCGTACCAATCAAGCTCAACGTTTACATTCAACGGGACAACATTCGTTGCTCCTGCGGCGTCTTTGAGCATCTCTGCGCTGACATCGTCAAACACCAGCAACTTCCAAATTGGTGGCACGCTAAGTTTCAGCGACACAGGCATTGTGTCAAATGGCGTTGGTACGACCAACAGTTATTTGCAAGCCGTCTTGCAAAACAAGTCAAACGGCACTGCCGCTTCGACTGAGTTCATTGTTTACAACGACTCAGGAACGGCCACAACCAACTTTGCCACTGCGGGTATCAACTCATCGGGTTACACTGGCACAGGCTCAATCAATGCCGCTGGGTATGCGTACTTTTTGTCTGGCAGCACCGACTTGGTATTGGGCACAATCGGCTCAAACGCAATTCACCTTGTGATTGGCAGCTCTGCGACTGATGCGATGACCATCAACACGACAGGCATCACATCCATTCCAAGCACAACATACGCGCCAAACATCAACTTGACTGACGCTGCAACAATTGCTTGGGACACCTCAAAAGGTCAAGTGGCAACATTCACGTTTGTTTCAACCAACCGCACCATGGGTGCACCAACAAACTTGTCCAACGGTGCGTTCTATGCCCTTGCGGTGATCCAGAATGGCGGATCAAATACGCTATCATGGAACTCAGTGTTTAAATGGGCAAACGGCACAGCACCAACTCTGTCAACTGCCGCTGGAGCAAAAGATTACTTTGTGTTCAGAAGTGATGGCACAAACTTGTACCAACAAGGAATTTCACAGGCGGTGGCGTAATGACGTTTCCAGTTTTATCTGCAAGCAACCCAAGTGGCTACAACCTCAA